GGAACATCTCCCTCCCACAAAGAGGACAATAGTTTTTTGAATGCTTTTGCCCATCCGAGTTTAGAGTCTCCAACCACGATGACATCATCTACCTCCTTGAATGTTGCAGGTAATGGAGGAAGCTTATCAATCTCTTGTCTCTCACAAGAAAATCCTACACCAGTACCATTCATTAAAATGTAAAGAGATTCTGAGAATGCTCTCTTGTTATTGATAGCTAGATAAGAACAGTTATAAGCTGATATGTTATCTCTTTCACATGCTTCACCTGCTGTCATTAGTAGACGCATTGAAGGCATTACTTCTAAATTAGTAATAGCATCTTGAAGTTGTTTGTAAGTAGCATCATCTACTTTACCATCTGTTTTAGTCTTTAAATAAGAGATTAAACGTGCAACTGTTTCCTCCCAAGACTCACGTCTAGCTTGGTCATCTATGTACCTAGCATAGCGACTCTTATGTATAAATTTACTATAGTTCGTTAATGTCGTAGTCATCTTCTATTTCTTTCATTAGTTTATCGTAGTTGTTTTCAATATAGTCTTCAAACCTTTCCACTATATCATAAGAATTGATACTTAGCAACTCTAGAAGAGTTATTTCATCTAGACGTTCAGCAAGCTTTTGTTTAAGCTCTTCTAAAGTCAACATCTTATTTTCCTACACTTTCCACTTTGTTTTTGTTAGGTTCAGGTTCATAACCTTTATTAACATCTTGTTCATAAATAAACTGTCTTAAATAGACGACTAAATCTAACGCTTCTTCATACGCTTCCCATAAAGCATCTTTACCATTAAAAGGTACGAGCTTCTTTTTGTAAGTCTTGGTACCGACTCTATCTCTAAAGTCGATATCTGCTCTTACTAAATCCCATACAGGTATATCATGTTTTTCCATAAAGTCTCCTAAATATTTACAAGCTTTTGTGAACCTTTAGGTTTAAGATTTGTACCATCTCTAAACCAATTACCACAAGCTCTACATTGATATCTTTGATATTTACTTGTTGTTGTAATGTTAAAGCCTCTTTTTTGTACATTAGTAGACTTACATGTAGGACAACAATTAGTAGTACCATCAATAATGTTATGATTAAGATGATTCTTGATCCAAGGCTTAAAGCGTTCATACACCTTCTCAAGTAGTATTACATCATTCTTATTATACTGCTCCATTAGCTTCCATGCCTTTGGAATACCTGCCATACATTGAACCCATAACTCGTGACCACTATGCTCTGTTTTCTTACCTAAACCCAATGACTGTGCTACATAGTCTAGTTTGTTAGATACAAACCTAAATCTACCTTTAGCCACTGTCAATAAGTCAATCTCTTTAAAAGGTGCTGGTGGAAACATACCATGTAATAAGAACTCCTTATTAAGTGATGGTATATCAAATCGCTTCCCATTATAGTGGATGACTGCATCAGCCTCGTCCAGAAGCTTATGAATGCCAGCTAACATTTTCTTGTCACCACTCTTTTTAACAGAGTCAAACATCATATTCTTATCACCTAACCATTTAGCAGCATAACACATAACATAAGATGACTCTTGTAACTGATTGATACCAATGTTCTGATCCCAAATACCCCATACATGTGCTACGTTTGGTGCCATTTCAATATCTAATAATAATATTTTACTCATACTATCTCCTATTTAAAGTATGGACCAACCATCCATGTGACTACAGTGTATCTCATACCTTTTGTTACGGGTTCTACACCATGCACCATAAAAGAAGGGAATACAATTATATCACCTTTCTCTTGTGGAGGATATATCTTATCATGACTATTCATTATATAAAACTTTCCACCTTCAAAGTCATCATTAAGAATAGCTAATGCTGTAAGCTTACGAGTTTCAGTTCCATGTTGATGAAATGTATCTACATGAGCTTCATACTTACCGTTAACATCATACATTAAGAATTCTGTTTGATTAGAATGAGTAACATCAAACTTCCAAAACTGATGATTTAAGTTTAAAGCACATGAAGTAAGAGTAGCACCTATGCCTTGATTCATTGGTAATGGTAGTCTTAATACATTACGGATGTTAAGGTTTATATTCTTTTCAGGGTCTCGACCTTCACCAATAAATGGTTGTTCTTTTTCTACCTCAGGTTTAGAATACTCTTCAATTAACTTATCACAAAAAGCATTTGATACAGCCTTTTGCATAACATAAGCCACATCTAATTGAACATTTTGAGCTACAGGCTCACAAATTGTTTTACTGATACCTAATGATTCTCTTTTGTCATACTTCCACTCAGCATGAGGACCATCTTGGTCTACATAGTGTAAGAATACTTGTGCTTGCCATTTACCTTCTGTATATGGTTCTCTCCAGTGATATTTATCCATACCACGATACATAACAACATCACCAACTTCCATCTTGATCTCAGAAGCATTAGACTTATCTTCTGAATCACCCATATAAATAGGCCATACATCACCTTCAAAACCTAATGTTAAGGTAGCACTTATTTCACAAGCAGGACGATCACGGTGTACTTTTAGTTCTTCACCTGAAGTGTCATATAGTCTAGCATAAGAATAGGTAGGGAATAGTTTAAGACCACTAGCTTTCTCAAAGTAAGGTGTTAAGTATTCAAGTAGTCTATCAAAAGCTTCTGCACCATGCACTGCTTCAGATAAAGGACATTGAGGATCATTGACTGTTTTATTTTCTGCAACAAGCCTTTTAAGTTCTGTTGTAAGTTCTTCACAAGTATGTTTAGGTAAGAAATCTTTTAGATGTACATAACCATTATCTTTAAATAGCTCAACTGTGTTCATTTTTAATCCTATCTAATACTTCTTGTTTAGTATTATTATTGTAATCATACCACTCTGTTATTTCTCTTGTAGTTCTTTTACAACCTTTACATATACCTTCAATAAGAGTACATACACCTATGCAAGGACTTTGTACTTCCTTCTGTTTACCAAAAACTCTTTCCCAGCCTTCTTCAAACATCTCAGAGTTTGGTTTAGATTTAATCCAATCACCTGTTATATCATTCTTACTCATGCTTTAATAAACTCCTCATCTGGTATTTGACTTAATAAATCCATCTCTGCTTCTTTATTCTGTCTAATTATTGCTATAGTTCCTACAAGATAGTCAAGTGCAATGTTTACAAAGAAATTAGCCTCTTCTTCATTAACTTCCAGTACAAGATCAAACTTGTCGCTTTCTACTTTTTTTAGGCTTTTTACTTGCACTAGTTCTCTCTTTCTTTTCTGTTAATGTTTTTGACGAGTGACACGATTTGCAGAGGACTTGTAGGTTCTCTTTGTCGCAATACAACCTGTCGATGAAAACATCCCAGGTCTTAAATCCTTGTTTACTATCAACCACAGGTTCAATATGATCGACTTGAACTTCCTTAGCAGGGAAGTCTTCTTTACAGGAATTACATGTATAGTGCATTGCAATTCGTTTAGTTTTTGCATTCTCTTTCTTTCCTGCTTGTGCTTCTTTGAGTGTTTCATATTTGGGAGGCCACCTACGATATCCGCTTCTTAATACAGATGTTATAAATGATTTCTTACGTCCTTCAGTCCAATCCATTATTGATAGTTTTCTCTTTCATTAAGCATCATATCAGCAAGCCTATAAGCTTCTGCTGGGATATCATCACGCTTAACATGATCGGCTTCTAGTAAACCGTGCATAGCTTCTAATGCTATATAATCTCTTAAATTTAAACCTGTCCAGATTTGTTTTTTATTATCTTGACATGGAAATGCAGGTGAATTACCGTTACTCATTTAATAACCTTTCATAATGTTTAGTCCAGTCATCATCTAGACTTCTTAATATCCATAGACAACGACCATTCATTAATAGCCAGTCATCATTGTTATACATGTTACGAACTACATCAAACATCTCTTTTTCTGTCTCACAAAACATAAGAGCTTTACCTGCTTTAACAGGTCCAATACCTTCAATACCTTTAATGTGATCTGAACTATCACCTGTTAATAATTGTGCGTAGAATTTTCTTAAGCCTTCTAATTTATCTACTTCACTAAATTCTTTTTTGACGAAGTTATAGTGCTTACCAGCAACTTGTAATAAATCCTTGTCGATAGAACAAATGATACTATTGTCATTCTGATGTATAGCCAAATAATCATCAGCCTCCATTCCATTTGCTTCAATAGCGTTCCAATCATTGATTAAATAATCCTTTAAAAATGTTAAATGTTTAGGAGGTGGAGTTTTGCGATTAGCTTTATATTCAGGATAAATCTTTTTACGGAAGTTATCCTTGGAGGTTAAGAATATTTTATACTCATCAGCATCCACCTCTGCCAAACACTGTTCTATCATCTCATTAACACGATAGATGGCAATACCATCAGGGTCATTCTCGGTAGTACAAGCTACACGGAATGCAAATATATCACCATCTAAAAGTGCTGTTGTCATTAGCTAGGTGTATCCGAAGATTCGTTACCGAACACAAATGCTTCTAATTGTTTAGCAACTGCTAATACATTATCTACTTTTACATCATTACCATTGGATTTAAGTAATTCAATGGCACTTGAGATTGAACTTTGACGAACAATGTAAACTTGTCGTTTAGCTCTTTCTTCAGGTGTCTCATAATTACTTCCTGTAACTCGACCACCAGACGCTGCAGGTGCTGAAGTTTTAACAGGTTCTGTACCATCAGACTTCTGTACAGCTTTCCATTGCCAATAGCCTTGATCGTCTTTTACTGCTTCTACATTAAGAACATCTCCCTTTGCAAACTCTTGGATAGCCTTAAACACTGTAGGGTTACTAAAAGACATCAATTTCTTACCTTGAATCTGACCTTGGTCATTCTTGTAACTTACCTCAATTGCTTGATATTGACCCTTAGCAGTTTTGGTAACCTGCGGGGTTGAAACATCTACTAATGTAATTAACATACTTTCTCCTTTTCTATTGTTACTATAATATTATACTACTATTTTTAGGCTTTGTCAACTAGATTCCCATCTTGTTTTAAAATGCCACCATTTCTTTCTTAACCTTTTCATTTCTAAGTCTAA